CGGGTCGCCGAATCTCATCGTGGAGGTCGAGACCAGCGACAGTCTGGACAGCGACGCAGAGGAACAACTCGAAGAGTTCCGACTCCAGGGCTACAAACGAGTCCTAGTCGTCCCGTCGTCAGCAGCTGATGATGCAGAGGCGTTCGTCGGCGATCTCGATGGGCAGATCTCCGTCACGACCCCCTCAGACGTCGTGGAGTTAGTTTCCTGACCGTCAGTTAAACCCCGGTGCGACACCGGGTTTTAGAGTAGAATTGCTTTTCAAAATATAACCTGTTAGTTGCAAGCATGACCGAACAACTCTCGCGGCGGACGTTCATCGGTGCCGCCAGCATCACGGCCCTCACTGGCTGCTATGGAACAACGGACAATACCCGAGACGAGAGCAGCAACGACGAACCGGAGACCACACCCAGGGCTTCTGTCGAGATCACCAGCACCACCCTGATCGACGGCGCGTCGGTCACCGCTTCGGAGAGTGGCCAAGTCCCTTGGGCGTATGTCGACGTCGAGAACACAACTGAGGTCGATCACGGTCGGCTGGATCTCCAGCTGCGCTTCTACGACGACGCCGACGAGCTGATGGATACGCGCCGGGGCAGCGTCGAGCTACTTCCGGGGGAGACGACCTGGCGCCACTACCAGCGATTCACAAAAGGACGGGACTTGGACGAAGGCCGCGACATCGTTCAGAACATCGAGGCAGACATCCTTGAGGCGGACCGACGCGCGATTACTAACCCGCCAGCGACCGCCGACGTCGTCAAGAGCGAGATGGTAGCCGAACCAGAGTCTGGTGTAACCGTAACCGGAGAAATCAGTACTGGCGAAACTGGTGTTGAGGGGACGTTGTACGTGATCGCTCAGGTATACGACGATGCCGGGAGACTGCGGGGCACCACATTCGATAGCCGCGACAGTCTGTCAGCGAATGCTCGGTGGCGCTTCGAAGCCAGCTCGCTCATCCGAACACCGCCAGACGTTGAGGGGCAAGCGGCCGATCACGAGATTATCCTCCACGCTCAATGACGGCGTGAGGAGAATCGGCCTATCACTTATCATATCGTTACGATTAGTTACGGGCATGGCTGATCAACTCGGGCGTCGAGAGTTCCTCGGGATCACCGGCAGTGCCGCCTTCGCCGGTTGCCTCAGCTCTACGAGCGAACCGACCAGTTCAGACGCCAGTGATCCCAACCAGAAAGAGAACGACGACCAGCCGTTGTTCTTCAACCGAGGGGACGTACTTGACGCGTTCTCGGATAGAGGTGTAGAATTTCGCGAGTTCCAGTGGGGATATGACCCGAGGACGGAGTCCCCTGCAGCTGTCGGAGTCGTTGAAAATACGCGTGGGGAAGAGATCGCAAGTGCTAGAGTCGCAGTTGATTTCTACGACGGAGACGTTCAGCTTGGAAGCCGCTGGACGATGCCTCGGTATCTCGGTCCAGGCGAATTTGCACAGGTCCACATTCCAGCAGCTGTCGACGATCCAGACCGAATCACGCGCGTTGCCGTCGATACGACCGTGCGTCTCGAGTCTCTAACGCCCCAGAATGACGGAGAGGTAACGATCACCGCAGAACAGTTTGATCAGGGCCAGGAACCACCTGTCGTCTCTGGGACTCTCGAGAATGAGACTGACGACGAACTGTCTCGAGTGTACATCCACATCAACTTCTACGACGGGGACGAGCTCGTCTACTGGCGAAAGGACGGTGTTAGCCGGCTATCGGCAGGCAACGCTGCAGAGTGGGAAGTCAGCGCACATCAGAACGGTGATCGGGTTGCGGATTACAAGCGCCGAATCACTGTACAGCAGTAGCTGAGATCACACCCGCCGCGAGATCGACGAGAACCGCTCGTCGATCTCGCGGATGACGTCCTCGACCGGCCGCCGAGACCCACCAGTCGTGACGATCTCCGCCGGCCCAGCGTCGATCTGCTGAGTCTGGACCGCCGTGTCGATCGGTAGCCCGTCGACGACCAGCGCGTCCGTGACCGGCGGGAGATCAACGTCGCTCGGCCACGTCGCCTCGACCTCGTGATGCGGCTCCAGCCCCGTCTCGACGATCCGCAGCGCCGCCTGCCCGCACGCCCGGTCGGTCGTCAGCCCCGTGATGTCCCGGACCTCCGTGTTCGCATCGGCGGGATCGACGCCGTCGGCGACGAACTCGCCCCGAGTCTGGTGCTCATAGTCGACGCGGTAGGCCGCCCCGTCGACGAGGTCGCCGCCGGCCAGCGCCGTGATCGTGCCGTCGCGGTGGGAGATCTCGTAGTCTGCTCCGCGGTCGAACGTCTCCTGGGTGTCCGGGTCATAGACGTCGACCGATCCCTTCAGGAGTCGTTCGTGCTGGAGTGAGACCGCCGTCCCATGCTCGGCGGTGAGCTGCTCGCGGCGGACGGACTGGTTGCTCCCGTAGACGATTGCCCGCTCGATCGGGTCCCGTGTCGTCGTGACGTTGAAGTCCGCGAGCGATGCGTCGACGGTCGTGGTCCGCTGCTCGCGCTCGGCCCACTCGAGACGGCCGCCGCTGTCATCCATCTCGAACGCGAAGACGCTGTCGCCCAGCTGCTCGGCCAGTTCGCGGAGGACGTCGACGACCGTCGCGTCGAACTGCCTGTCGAGCACCAGCGGCATATCGTCCAGTTGTGCTGTGAGCGTCAGCGAGTCCACCGACTGGCCGTTGTAGCCGTACCGTGGCGTCCGGCCCTGCGGGGTCTGGCCGATCGGCCAGCGCGAGAGCGTCGCCTCGGCCTGGATCTCGCCAGTCCTCGACGCCCAGTCCGCCGAGACGGTCTCGGTGTTCGACGCCGTGACCAGCGCGTCGTCGCCGTCGTTGGTGATGCCGACCGCCTGCTGGCCGTCGACGCTGTCGAACGACGTCGTGAGGTCGCCACCGATCACGCTCAACACAGTGTTGGAGACGTCGAAGCGGATCGTCTCGATTGGATAGTGTTCGGGCCCGTCGAGCGCGTTTCGCGACGTCGACGACACCCAGGTCGGCTCCTCGTCCCAGGTGATGTCGTAGCGATTGTCTGCGAGCGCGACGTGGTCGATCACCGTCGGGTCGCTTGCAGACTGCGTGATCTCGACGCGGATCGTGTGCTCGCCCGCCGCGAGGTCGCCGTACGTCCAGCCGTTCGAGACAAAGCTCTCGCCGTCGTCGCCGTAGTCGCGCCAGTTGAGCCCGAGACGACCGAACGAGTCTGAATAGTTGATCGTTGTCAGGTGGTTGCCGTCGAGATAGACCCTGGTTTCGGGCGTGGCACTGCCAGGGGCCTCGGCACGGATCCAGATGCCGACCTGACCCTCTGGGATCTCGTAGCCAGTCGTGAACGTCCACTCCGCGACCTGGCCACTGGTGTCGAGCCACCGCGCGGCGCCGTACTCGTCAGTGTTCCCGTCGCCGGAGTAGGCCGTGTCCTCGCTGAAGGTCCCGTCAGCAACCTCGTCCCCATCGTAGCCGTCTGCTGTGAAACACGACTGCAACAGTGACAAGCCGTTGGCGACGTCGACCGGACGCGAGCTTAGGCCCGTCGTCTGTGTGATCCCTGCCCAGTCGGCGTCCGTCGTGACGTCCTGGACGACGTCCTCGGTCTCCTCGACGCTTGGCGTGTCGACGTTGGTCGCGTAGCACGTTTCGCTGGCGACCAGCTCTTCGGCGAACTCGTGGACGGTGCGCGAGGCGTACTCGGCCTCGACGCGCTCTCGGAGCTGCTCGCCGCCGCGTGCGACCAGCACGGTCCGGCCGGGCTGCTGCTCGACGTCTAGGAGCACTTCAGCCGGCTGGCGCTCGCCGTCGTGCCAGACGCGCACCGCAGCCTTCTCGAACGCATCGGCCTGCCACTTCGTCGACTTTGTGACTGGGATGCGAACGCGCGGCAGGCCATTGACCTTCGGGACGATCTGCGCTTCGTCGAGGACGCTCGGCCGATGGGTGGAGCCGTCGGCCGCGTCGATCTCGACGTACCAGCCCGATGCGGGGATCCGCGACGTCGGCTTGCCCGTCGCGTCCGCGGTCGCGCTGATCTCTTCGGTGTCGGCGTAGACCCACTCCGTGTGCTCGCGGACGTAATAGCGATACTCTCGCTGCGGCAGCACACCGTCGTCGGTGACCGTCGTGTCGTCGGCCCCGGTCGTGCCGATCTGCTCGAAGCTCTCGACACTGCCGTCGAATACCCGCGCCCGGAAGATCTTGCTCCCGGAGTCATTGTCAGCGTACTCTGCCCAGTCCAGCGAGACCGACGTCGCCGACGTCGACGCGGTGAGACTGTCGGGGGCCGGAAACTTCGTGATGTCCTCGGCCTCGAGCCACGAGCCGGTCTTGTAGGCCGTCTGCGTTCGGAGCCGGACCGAATACTGCTCGCCGTCCTGGAGCCCGGTGATCTGGTGCGAGGTCGTCCCTACGCCGACCGTCGCCTCGTCCTGGTAGTCTGGGTGGTTGCCATCGGGATCGTCGTCGCGCAACTCCAGGTGGAACTCGCCGTTGTTGAGGACGTCCGTCCAGGTGGCGGTCAGCTCGTCCTCGACGCTGGCGTCCAGCTGGAGGCCGCTCGCAGCGGGCAGATCGGTAGTGAACTGAGCCGGCATTATTGGTCCTCCCTCGCAGTGGTGTGTTCAGTGTATGTCTCAACGGTGGTGCCGTAGAGCATCCCATCGAGTAGTTCGGTCGTCTGGGTAGACTGCGTCTCCCCCTCGCCGACCGGTGCGACGTCGCTCCCGTCCTGCGAGTAGCTGCCGCTGTCATCCTCGCGGAGCAGCAGCCGGTAGCCGTCGGCGTTGTTCGAGGGGTCAGTCCACGAGATCGTGGCGTGACGGCCGTCGACGGACTCAACCGCCAGCTCAACCGGCGGGAGGTTCGTGATGGCCGTTTTCGTAGACGTGTCGTCAAAGAAGTACGTGCCGCCAGTCCCACGACGGTATTGCTGGATGGTGGTCCGAGCAACCGCCTCATATTGCTCGCCGTCCAGTAACCCATCTCGAGTCTCGCTTGTCTGGTCTGCAGGGAGATCGGCGTGATGGTCCCATGTATCGCTGCCCGTCGGCCTGAACTTCGTCTCCTGCTTCGAGGGGAAGGCGGCGTTGTTCGTCCACGAGAGTGTTATCTCGCGATCCGTCGAGGCGTCGAGCGCAAGGTCTGATGGGGCGGCAGGCCGGGTGTGCTCGTGTATGATGTCGCTGACGACGATACGGTCGTATCCTCGGTGGTCCGCGCCGCCCATGTTGTTCCCCGTGATTCTCACCCGGGCATCCGACGACATGTATGAGCCGGGGACGAGAGCGTGGACCTCAAACCAGTCCGACTTGTTGTACGCCGATGCCTCGTAGTCGTTGTTGTCGGGAATGTTGTTGATCTGGTGTATCGTCTGCCACGTCGATCCGTCGTACCATTCGATGCGAATGTCGTCGCCGTGGTTTGTGTCCATCGACCCGATAGCCATCGCGCAGCGGACGATCACACCTGATTCGCCGCTCATATCGCCGAGGTCCTTCATCACTGTACTGTTGCCGTCCAGCCTGAGGCAGTACGATCCGCTGTCAGATCCGTCGATTGCCGTATCTTCGATCCCGCCAGTTACTACCCCGGACTCGGACGTGTCGAGGTACGTGTTGTCCCATTTCGACAGATCCCCGGACTCGAAATCGTCCTCGAAGTAGACATTCCCCCGGTTGCCGTAGTCGGCGTACGCGTATTCCGAGACCCGGTATTCGTCGCCACGGTTCTCGGTCCGCTCGATGCGGAACTGGTAACGAGCGCCCTCCTCGAAATACCCTGAGTCGACAAACTCGTAGCTCTGCCCGGTCTCGTAGGTGACCGTGATCTGTTCTCCCTGCGACGGGTAGTGGGTGTTAATCGTCGTCCAACCCCCATACCCGCCCCCGTCGTCCTTGCGCGCTTCGACGTGGTTGTAGTTCCCGATGTCGGACTTCCGCGTCCACGTCACTTCGAAGGTGTCTGAACCGGGACGCGATACAGCCGGGTTATGCGGCGGAATCGGCGTCGTATAGACCGTGTCGCTGGACGTCCAGGACGACGTATCGCCCTGCGAGTTAACCCCTCGGACCCGGAACTGGAACTCCGAGTCGATGCCGACCTGAGTGTGATAGTCGTTGTCGGAGGTGGGGTAAACCGACGCCGTCCCGTTCGAGACGGACATGTCGTAGTCCGCCGGCTCCGTCCACGACGACCCGTCACGCGACATCTGCAGGTCGTAGTCCTCGTTGTTCGAGTCGTGGTCCCAGTCGACGTCGATCTGATCGTCGTCGACGACCGTCGCGTCGACGTTGCTTGGCGCGACCGGCGCATAGTAGTACTCGATCTCGACCTGTCCGTCGTCCGTCGCCCCAGCGCCCCCGCCGACCGTCGTCGAGGCGGCCGTGACGCCACCGGTGTAGCTCGATCCACCGCCGCCAGCGCCAGCGCCGCCGCTGGTGTCCAGACCGGCACCGCCACCGCCGCCGTAGTATCCCCCACCGCCACCGCCGCCACCGCTCCATCCGTTTTTGGGATCGCCGCCGGCACCACCGGAGCCGGACGACCCATCCTGACCATCGTTCCCGCCGCCGGACCCGCCGGCCCCTCCACCAGATTGCGTCCCGCCGTGCCCTGCATCGCCGACGAACGACTCTGCGCCGTCCTGACCGGTGTCGCCGCCACCATCACCGCCGGGGTTGTACGACCCACTGCCAGAGGAGTGGCCGCCGAGGCCGCCGCCACCACCGGCGACGATGACGCGGTCGGCGAGCGCGGTGCTGTTGTATCGGACGTCGCTGGCCCCGCCTCCGGACCCACCGCCGCTGCCGTTTGACCCGTTATCTCCGCCGGATCCACCGCCGTTGAACCCGCCATTGGTCTTGAACCCGCCACCGCCGCCGACGTACACTTCGAGCGTGTCGCCCCCGGAGACGGACAGATCGCCTTCGGTGTACCCACCAGCACCGCCTGCATCCGTCGTGTAGCCGCCACCGGCCCCCCAGCAGCGGATAGTGACTTTCTCGACGCCGTCCGGAACAGTCCAACTGTAACTCCCTGCGCTGGACCAGCTTTCAGTCGGCATCTATCGACGCACCTCCTGTCGGTCGATGAGGTCCTTCTGCTCGGCCGTCGCGTAGACCGTCGACGCAGCGACCGGGTCAAGCCAGTCGACGATCCCCGACGGGATCGGCGCAGACTCGCCATCGGGGATCGCGAACAGCACCGAGTCGTCACCGCGCCCGAGGATCGCGTCGAGCGCGTAGAGACTGGAGCCGTCGCTAAACGTCAGCTGGGCGTCGGCGCGGATCATCCCGACGTGCGTGAGGTCGACGTCGAGCAGTGACCACGACGAGTTGTTCGTCAGGCCGACCGCGTTCCAGGACGAGTTGGTCGCGTCCCAGGTCTCGGCGGTGATCGTTCCGGCGGCCTCGTCGAGTTCGAGGCGGAGGACACCCGAGTCCAGGACGACGAGGTCGTCGAAGTCGTGTTGAGGCCGGGCTGCGACCTGCCACTGTCGGTTGTCGTCGGCGTCGTGTTTGCTATCGTGCCCTCGTGTATCGTAGACGCGGACGCCGACGCGGACGTCGTCGGCGTACGGGATCTCGTAGATCAGCGTCGGGTTGTCCGCACCGACCGCGTTGGATCCGTCGGCCAGATCGTACACGCCGGCGTCTCCGAACTCAGTCGCTCGCGTCGACGTCGCCGTCGCTGCCGCTCGTGCCTGCGTCTCCGGGTTGAGCCACTGGGCCTTGGTCGCGACGGTTGGCACTGTGACCCGCGCGGTCGTGTCGTTGCCGAACTGCTCGTCGTGCTCGACCTGGCTCTGTTCGGTTCGCAGCGCTCGCCACTGCGAGTTGCGCGTCCCGGCGTGCCGGATCGTCCCGCTGATCTGCTGGACACGCTTCTCTGCTGTGTTTGCCCGCGAGAAGCTACCCTCCTCAAGGACGTAGTAGCCGTCCTCCGGACTGCCGCCATCGGGGGCGCAGTAGACGACTTTGCTGATCCCCGGCGCGCCGAAAAGTTCCTCGATCTCCGAGGCGACCATCTCCGCGTGGGTGCCTCTGATGGAGGCTTCGAGCCGCCGCTGGCCGGGGTCGAGGGACAGCGCCTCGACGGCCGAGCCGCCGCTGTTGAGGATACCCTGGGCGGCGATGTTCGTCGTCGACGTCGCCTCCGAGCTACGCTGGCTGTCGGCCGAGACACGGACGTGGTGGAGTCGCTTGTCGGGCATGTTATCGGTCCTCCTGGCCGCCGGTGTCGAGCGCCTGGTCCAGCGAGATGGTCTCGATCCACGTCACCGAGCCGTCGAAGACGCTGGACTCCTCGGGCGAGTTGAAAACGATGTTTGGGTTCTCGGGGATGACCTGCAGCGGCCCGTACCGCGTGCTGCTGTCGCTACTGTACTCCCCGAACTCCAGCGTCGCCGGGTTCTTGCTGTCGATTGTCGCCGTCTGCAGGTAGCGGTCGAACACAGCCATCTGCGCGTGGACGTCCTCGCCGGTCGCGTCCGCCGGGGTCCCGCCGTCGCCGGTGTTGCCCCACTGGTGAGGCGATCCGGTATAGCCCTGGAAGTCGATCGAGATCGCGTGGATGCCGCCACCGATGTCAAGCGAGAGTTCCTGCCGGAGTCCCTCGCCGTCGATTTCCTGGTCGGTGAGGTCGCCGTACCACTCGAGGACCGTCGACGCGATCACCGATGTCGTCCCCTCTGACTGGAAAAACTCCTGCGTCCGCGTTTCGATCTCGACGACGACGTCCGAGGGGAACACGAACGTCCCGGTGACAGTCTCGCCGGCGATCTGTGCGTTCGGGATCGTCACCTGCGGCTTCGTCCACGTCATCTCTGGAGCCCCCGTTCGAGTTTCTCGATGCGGCGCTTCAGCTGTTGGAGGTCGCTATCGAGCTTCCGTTCGAGGCTGGATAGGTCGACGTTGTACGTCGGCTTGTGTTCGACCTTCGTGTCCCCGCCCGTCCGGTCTCGGGCCTGGTTCGAGTCGGTTTGCGACCCGCCGCCGCTCGAGGAGTCAGACTCAGATCCAGAGTCAGATTGCCAGCTGTACTCGGCGTCGGTGTCGTACTCGGGCGTGTGGACCTTCGGCTGGTCTGGTACGGTATTCGCGTACGCGTCGTCGATATCGCTCCCGGTTAGGCCAGGCGTCGTCGACACACCATCGAGGTTGCCTGCTCTCGGACGATCTGTGATCCCGAAAACGTCCGGATGTTCACGGTTAGGGTTACCCGGCGTAACGTCACTGGCCGTGTCCTCGCCCTTGTCGGGGCGGTCGACATGGCCGACAATCCGATCAGCGATGTCGATTTTTCCGTCGACGAGTGCATCGATTGCCACAGTCCCGACTAATGCCGTAAGGGCGACACCCCCGACTATCGCAGCCAGTGGCGCACCTGCAACCAGAGCAGCGATCGAACTTCCCGCAACAAGCGATGAGATGGACGTCCCAGTAACGAACGATGCGATAGATGCCCCACCAGCGATGAACGCCCCCAGGCCAACACCTGTCTCGATGAGTTCCGGGAGCGGCACAGGCCCAGCGATGAGGTCGCCGAGGCTGTTGAGCGGGTTGATGATGTCCGACAGTGTGGCCTTACCCTCGATGAGGTTCTTGGCTATCAAGCCCCCGGTGATGAGTGTCGACACCGCAAGACCCGACTTGACGAGAACTCCAGCCGAGACCTTAGTGACCAACGAACCGAGGCTCACCGGTGTAATCAGTGACGTGAGACTGGTTCCCGCCATCATACTCGCGACGCTGCCGAGGCCGAGGAGGCTTGACACGCCCCCGCCCCCACCTCCGCCGTTTGCCTCTCCTCGTTCAGTTGCCTCAAGAAGCCCCGAAAGGAGCGTATTCCGCTCCTTATCGAGTCCGACCGTGTCCTCAAGCGCTCCCGATACGCCGGAGAGCTTCGTTCCGATGGCTGTTGTCGCCGTGGTTGCCACACCGCTCCCGGATTGACCGCCAACGCCGGCTGTCGTTGAGCTATCTACCTCTTGAGTGATGCTGATGTCGCTGAGTTCCCGCTCAAGTTGTCGGGTGGCACTTTTCACCGACGAGTCCGAGAAGGACAGCTCTGCTTCAGTACTAAACTCTGTCATGATGATCTCTCTTGCGCTGTGTCAAGAACTGAAAACCGCCGCTGTTCCGGCCGCGCTATTCGTCGACGTCCGTTCGGTCTGTTGTGTCTGGGGCTGCTCTTTCCGCGAAATCCTCGGTAATCGAATCGTTCAGCGCGATAACACTGACGATCACTAGAGCCAGCCCACCGAGCAGCGTCACGTAGAGACCTGACCCTGCTGTCACGGTCGACTCTGCGAGCTGCCGCTGTGCTTCTGGCCCCTCGTAGCCGAAGATGAACGGGTCCACGATGTAGACAGCTGCTAACGTCGAAACGAGGACACCGACGCCGAATACGAGACCCTGTATTTTCTCACGCCACTCCGCGAACGCGAGTGCGAAAATCACTCCGAATCCAAGCGGCGCCGTGTACAGGCCGTCGTGGGAAAACCCCGCCTCGGTCGCCGTCGTCCCCAGAACTGAAACTTCAAACCAGGGTAGAAACGCACCGAAGATGATAGCAGCAGCGCCGACCAGGCCAACCTGCTGCTCTGTCGAGAGCTCATCAAGTGACATACTAACAGATCGGTTTGGGGATATGTTAAAACTGCTGCCAAGGTGGCTATTTATTTCCTCGCCGAGTGAACAGTTCGCTGGCGGCGAGTTCGATCAACTCCAAGTCGCGGATGGAACATTCACGAGCCTCTCGCGGCGAGATACCGCAAACGCCGGCGATACCGATGAGCAGGTCGGCCCGAGCACCTACTGAGAGCTCTCGCTGATCTCCTCGTAGAGCGCTCTGTAGTTTGTCTCTCCGTTTCCCCCCACGCCAGTGAGTGCGTCGATCCTGTCCTGCGCCCACTTGAGGAACGCAACCGGGAGGTCCGAGATCGTTGCGACGCGCTCGTCCTCGCCCATGCTGTCGTCGACGTACGGCGCATCGACAGTGCCCTTGGCGACCTGGTAGACGCGGACAGCACCAGCGCCACCACCGTGCTCGCCGACGTCGTCCTCGAGGGCGCCGAATTCGCCGCCGGTCAGCCCGCCGAACGTAACGGCGTCGACGTCGGCGTCCCACATGGGAGCGTACTCGGCGTCGAACGCCTCGTCGCGAGCCCAGCGGACGCCCTGCAGATGCGTCTCCACTTGGGTCCGTTCGGTCTCGAAGCGCTGTCGGATTTCGCTGTTGTCGACGTCGTCGAGGACGTCGTTGATCTCGGCAATCTCGTTTTCAAGCGATTCTTCCTGCTGGTCGAGGTCGTATTCTCTGGTACGTAGCGGCATAATTAATCACCGGCGCTGGGTCTGGACCTCGGCCCCAGCGGGCGTCATCGGTGCTCTTGATTAGGCTACTGTGATGCCGCCATTGACATGGAACGTCGTATCGTCCGTTGTGTCCGATTCTGCATCAATGACGGCATTCCATGAATGAGAATCGGGCTTCAGGTTTGGCAGAGAGTATGTTGCGACACTCCCGCCGCTTGTGGCGATCTCGACTTCGCCTGTCACGGAGTCCATCGTGTCTTGCGGCCCGGTCGCGCCAGGGGCGCCGTACGCGAGTTGTGTCCGTGATGGGCCAGTATAGATTGCTTCCGTCTGGAGTTCTGTTGTTGGGTTTGCAATCACAGCATCTTCTGCCACCGGAGCAGCACCCCATTGGTATCGGGCGATATCGCTAATCGAGAGTTCGGCCGATTGAAGTAGTGCCACATTGCCGCCATCGATGCTGAGCGAGAATCCATGTCCTGCAACCGAGGATCCGTCAGTGACTTGTGTTACATTTGCCGGATCAATTGAGGTCGGTGTCCCGGGCTCGTTTGCATACCCCATTGTGAGTGAGTATGTGACGACATCACCCTCTTCGTACGAGATAGTGTAGTCGAGCGGGATACAGCCAATCAGTTCCCGGTCGGTTGTTCCATCCATATAGTTGATCCCTGTGAAGACCCGTGCAGAGGCAGACCGGCCAGGAGTAAACTCAGTGCCGTTGTCATTGAAGACAATGTCGTGCACATCATTATGCACATCAGCCGAAACGACAGCTTGGATCGAGACGGCGCCTTCCAGATTCTGTGCCAAGCTCTCGACCGCTTCGGCCGACGTTGCGTCGCGGAGCCTCGTTAACTGCCGCTGGAGATCCAACTCCTCGATTGTCGGATTGCGACCAAATGCCCAGTAGTCGGGATTGCTGTCAGAGTCGCTGTCGACGAGGTTGCCCTTGAAGCTCTGTTCTTTTCCGAACGCTAGTGTCGTCGCCGATCCAGCGCCCGTCATGCTGTACCACCGTCGTTAGTGTGCGTGTATCGGATCATGTTCTTACGGTAGTGACGAATATCCAACGAGACGAACATCCCAATCTCTCCTGAAATAGTCCTTGTCGTCCTCGCTCAGGTCGGTCTCGTTCTCGTTGATGAGCGTGTGATACGCGACCGACCCGATGCCATCCGCGTCGACGTCATCGACGGTCGGGTAGGACCGCTCGACATCGAGCGCGTGCTGCGCGTAGCGGACGAGCCGCTCGAAGTGGGTCGCCGAGTTGACGTGCCCCCACTCGTCGGCGTGGAGCGCCTCGAGTCGGCAGGAGACCGTCGTCTCGACGCGCTTGTCGTACTCCGTGCCGACGGGATCGGATGGCCGGTCGGCCAGCGACGCGCCGATCGCGTTCCACTCTTCTAGCTCAAGCGACCGCGTCCGATCACCCGTCTCCAGAATCTCCGGCTCGTCGCGGTTGATCCGTGCCATGTCGTCGGGGAACGCCGTCCCCGGCCAGTTGGACTGGACCGTTTCGAGAACCCACGTCACTTCGTCCTGGACCATTTAGCTCACCTCCTGGCGCAGCCAGTTGAGGCCGCTCTGGACGAACCGCGACTCCGGCAGCCCGGAGACGCTAACCTCGTCGGTGAACACACGCACGCCGTCGCCCTCCTCGGGCCACCGATCGCGAGCGTCCGCCGGTGGGTCCTCCCATATAAACGAGAGGACAGGGTCACCGTGGATCGTGTGATCGCTCGTCCCGTTGTTCATAAAAACGGCCGCCGGGTGGTCCCAGCGCCAGGTGATCGTCAGCTCGGAGTCCGAACGGTCGACCTCGGGTGCCTGGAACGAGTCGGCGATCGCCTCGACGTCGTAGTCCGTCCGCGAAGCGTAGCTCCGGAGCGTCCCGTGCGATACGCGCATGGCCTGATAGACGAGCGGCCGCGACTCGCCGACGAGCCGCCGTTCGGCGTCATCGAGCGCCGGCGGCGGGCCCTCAATCGAGAACGATGCGCGGGCGTCAGTTTCCGCCATCGTCGCCCTCCGTATCACCGCCCTGTAGTTCTTGGGCGGTCTCGACAGCGTTCTCGACCGTCCGCCGCCCGAACACCGAGTAGGCGGCGGCGAGCACCAGCGCCAGCATCACGACCTGCCAGACCGTCTCGAGCGGCGAGCCGGTGGCCTGGCCGTAGGCCCACAGCCCGACGACCGCCAGGATCACCGCAGCGCCGACGCCAGCGCGCAGCGCGCGGTAGGGGCGATCCGGTCTCACAGATAGACCTCCAGGAGCTCTTCGGCCTGTCGCTCGAGTGCTTGGACCTTCGTCTCGACCGACTGCAGTGACGACTGCTCCGGAATCCCGAGCGCAGCCTCGTCATCGGGCGCGAGCAGCTGCGCGCCGGCACGCATCGCGACGGCCCGCCGGACGTTCTTCGGGATGCCCTCGTGGCCGTACTCGAAGGTCACGTACACCGCGTTGCTGTACGAGTCCAGGACAGGCTCGCCGTCTGCGTCGAGGAAGTGATCGGCGTCCAGGTACAGCTCCGACCAGCCGCCGTTGTTCACTTGGACGTAGTAGTCGTCGCCGAGAGCGTCAGGGAACTGCCCGCCGGCGTACTCGTCGCTGGCCACCCACTCCTCGAAGCCATCCTCACCAGCGACCAGTAGCTGCTCGACGGCGCCGGCGTCCCGACGGGCCAGCCGGAGCTTGGTGTAGCCCTGATGCCACGTCTTCGGCGTCACCGGTTCGCCGACAACAGTGGCGCCGCCGGTCGGGACCGACTCCTCGTCGTTCCGCGACTTCGTTGACGTCGGGATTAGGTCCTTGTCGTCCTCGGTGATCCCGTTGGGGTCGTACCAGTGGCGCTTTGTCGTCTTCTCAAGCCATTCGGTCTGACTCGTAATCGCGTCGACGACCGTCTGGTGATCGTCCGCGCCCCAGGCGCCGCTGTCGAAGCTGTCGATCGTCTTCTGGAGCGCCCGGCGGACGTCCTCGACGGTGCAGTAGCCGGTGGGCATCTCTGGTTACCTCGGATTGTTCCGTGCTTCGGCGGAGATTGTCGTTCCGTTCGTACTGGTCAGCTCGACGCTGTCGCACTGTGGGATGTCGACGACGTAGCTGCTGGTCTCGGAGAGCGTCCGACTGTCGACCGCATACGTGCCGGCATCCCCGACGATCGAGATGGTGAGCGTGTCGTCGGCCGCGCCGCCGAGGTCCTCGAGCGAGACACAGACGGCGGGCGTGTGATAGCCGTCGATCAGCGCGGTGACTGACCCGCCCGCTGTGAGGCTCTCAGAGTCAGCGAGGACCTCGGTTGCGTTCCAGGCGGGCACAGATTAGTCCTCCAGTTCCTCGCGGCGTTCGTCGATCGCGTCGTAGACGGTCTCGCGGCCGCGGCCGTCCTCCTCGGCCGCCTCGATCTCGTCGAGGACCTCGTCCACGAGGCCGTCCTCGATGTCGTCGGCGACGTCGGAGACCGTTGTCCGGTCGACGAACGCCTCGGCGTCGCCGGTCGCGATCGCCGCGCCAGCGTCGTCGACGTCGTCCTCTTCGTCCTCGATGTCGCGGAACTCGGCGTCGGTCGCGTTGACGCGCTCGAAGAAGCCCCGCTCGTCACAGAGATACTCAGCTGCCTGTCCGGTGACCTCGTGGGTGTCGCCGTAGCCCGAGACCCGCTCCAGCGTTGCGTGCGCAAACCGGCTGGGGCCGTCGACGTGGCGGATATGTTCCATCAGAGCTCACCTCAGGCGTCCGCCGTGACGTCGAACGTGACGAAGCTCGAACCGTCGTAGCCTCGCCAGGCGTTCTGGGCCGTGTTGAACCACATCTCGCCGCCCTCGAGGTTGCCCGCGGGCGGGTCCTCGGAGAGGGTGCGGATGATCCGATACTCCTCGAACGCCTCGCGCACTCGTGCGTTAGTGGTGGGCATCAGTGCTCACCTCAGGGCGTGGTCGGCGCCGCGATGTTCGTGCCGAGCGCACCGGCCTGGAGCTCCTCGATCTGGAAGTCGAACTGCCCCTCGATCAGGTTGCGGCTGTGAAGCCGGCGCTCCATCGTCTGGTCCGTCTGGGTCAGCTGCGTCATCTCGACTTCCTCGAAGAGGCCGTAAACCAGGTTCGTCGGGTTGACGAGCATCATGACGTCGTCGGGCCAGTACGAGACACCCTGGATGTCGTACTCGAACGGCGTGACGTCGTTGTCGCCCAGCAGTGCCGCGACACCCAGCGAGTCCTCGCGCTCGGTGAGGTTGTAGTGGTAGCTCTGAACCTGGGACTTGCTGGTGAGGAACACCAGGTCGTCGGGATCCCGGTAGCGCTCGGGCACCGTCTGGATCATCGCGTTGAACAGCGCCGTGTTGACCGGCTGGGGATCGCCGTTGCCGTCCGAGTGGTCGTAGGTCGGCATCGTCGAGGCGTCGGCCTCCTCGCCAGTGCCGATCCGGTCCGAGGCCGTGTCATTGCCCTCAGCGATCGCGATCCAGCCGTCGAACGTGTCGTTGAACGTCGCCGGCAGCGAACTGCCCGACCGGCCAGCGTTGACACCGATGTTCTGGATGTCATTACCCCACGCACGCTCGAAGTGCGAGAGGATGACGTCGGCGACGCTGTCTTCGTCGGTAGTGACATTCTTGACCGAGTCCCGCTTTAGGTCGTACTGGATGTAGTACGACTGGTCGGTCGCGTTGAACTCGACCGATCCCGTCTCGGCGTCGGAGTCGGCCGTCCCGTCGGCATCCTCGCCGCCCTCGGCGCGGACGTCACCCGAGAGCTCGGGGACGCCGATCTTCGGGACGCCCATCTCCAGGCGCGGCAGCGTCTCGACGCGAACCATCTCGAGCAGGTTTGCATCGCGCTGCTGGCGCTCGATGAACCGCTCGTAGAGATCGCGGGGGAGCTGGGCGCCGTTGAGGCTCGACGTGTCGATCGTCTGCTTCTGTACCGAGTCCGTGTTCGCCTGTCGTGCGTCTTCGATATCAGACATCAGATGTCACCTCCGCCGACGCCGCCGCCCAGTGCCTTCTTGAACTGCGCAGCGTCCTCGGACATGTCGCCGTCCGTGCCGCTCTTGTCGACGCCCTCGAGCTGCTGGCTCGCGCCAGTCTGCTTCGAGATCGTGTCGATACGCTCGCTGTTCTTCTGCTGCCCCTCGTGGAGCCGCTTTGCCCACTCCGGGGCATCCTCGAACGCCTTGTCGACGTCGTCGGCGTCGGCGTCCTTTTGGTTGAGCGCCTCGTCGATGCGCTCGCTGTTCTTCTCCTGTTCCTCTTTCAGCGCCTTTGCCCACTGGGGAGCGTCGGCAAACGGGTCGTCTCCGTCGTCGGTGGTCGTGTCCTTGCTCATGGTGAGATCACTGTCGGTGTCGGACTCCTCAGCCACCCAGGCAGCGAAGTCCTCGGTGACCGGCGTCTCATCGCGCTGTTCGCGAACGTACTCGCGGTACTGCCAGACGGCCTCATCGGCCGCGAAGGCCGTGTCGTCGTCGAGGACGTCCGTCTTCCAGATCCACGAGGAGAAGTCCGCGAACGGTGCCTCGCCCTGGTTGTCGACGAACCGCTGGAGCGCGTTGACGACGAGGTCCCCCTGCTCCTCAGTCAGCTTCTCGACCGGGGCGGCCTTCTCGCCGTCGTCGTCCTCGTCGCCGGCGCCGCCGTACTTGTCGGCGTACTCGGTGAGGTCGAAGTCCGAATCGGGATCGTCTGTAAACCGGTTCGTCTCGAAGTCCATGTCCGACGCCAGCGCCGCCTCGGTCGCGTCGTGAGCGGCCTGCAGCGCCTCGCGGTTGTCGGCGTTCAGCGGCCGGCCCTCCTTCGCGGTGGTGAGAGCCTTTGCGAGCGCGACGTCGGAGACCTCGGACTGCCCAGGCGTGGGACTTACGTCGTCATCGGACTCCGGATCAGCACTCGTCTTGCTGAACGCCTGTCGGAGGTGCTTAAGAAAGCCGACGTCCTCGTCGTCGAGGTCGGGCGCGGCGGCGTCGGAATCTGGTTGTGACTTGCTCATAGCGTGCTTCGAATCGGCCGCCTCGATCGACTCGAGGTAGCCCCACAGGTCGCGGATGTCTGCCTCGTCGTGTCCGCGGCTGGTCATGACGTCGACGAACTCATCCTCGCCGGCGACGTCGTCGACGATCGACTTGTCGGTCTTCGTGGTCGCGAACTGCGCCGAGACCACGGCCGGGATGTCGACGTCGGAGATCTCGCTGACGAAGCCGTTGGTCACCTCAACCGGCGGCCAGTACTGCTCGTCGACCGCGTCGGGGTCGACCGAGTCAGGGATCGCGACGTCGTCCGGGAGATCCTCGATCGAGTCGAACTCGATCGCCTCGGTGACCTGCCCGCCGATCGAGTAGCCATTCAGAACGCCCCGATCAACGAAGTCCCAGAGCTCGTCGTTGTGGTACTGGCGCTGGACGACCCAGTCGCCGGCCTCGAACTCCGCGCCGTCGATCGTC